TCGGCTATCAGCCTGAAATGTCCCTAGAGGACCCAGAGTCCATCGTGGAGTTCATCGCCGCGTGCAGGCGGATGTTCCCAGACCGCTTCACTCATGCCCATGGCAGTGAAATCTTTCGATGGTGCCGGGAAACGGCGCCCTATCGATTCGGTTCGGAGGAGGCGGTATGAGCGCGCTTCCGAATCTGCACATGATGCCCTGGTTCCCGCGAGACTTTCTCGCCGCTACCCGTGGCTGGCCGCTGATCGCTCGCGCCATTTATCGCGAGCTGCTCGATTGCCAGTGGGAGCAAGGCGGCCTTCCCGCAGATCCCCGCGAACTGCGCGACCTCGTTGGTGCAACACCCGCTGAATGGCGTGCAGGCTGGCCGCGCGTTGCCCCGAAGTTCTCGAAAGGTGCAGACGGGCTGCTGCGGAATGGGCGGCTTGAGCAACATCGTGAGAAGGCCGTCAGCATCGCCCTCAAGCGGGCAGAGCTGGGCCGTCGAGGCGGTCACGCAAAGGCAGCCAACCGGCTGGCAATAGCCAAGCAATTGCCAGGGAATCCGGCTAGCAATTGCTCTAGCCGGGCTCTAGCATCAATACAACACAAGAAAGAAGAAGCTTACGAAGGGGAGATTGGTCTTCAGACTGAGGTTGGATCTAAAGCTGATGGTTCTATCCAACTCCCTTGCACTGAAGACTTAGATTCGGAGGGGGGTATATGACCCCCTCCCCCCTCGCAAGCCTCCTGCTCCGGGCTGCTGAGCACCCGAAGCTGCGCGACTACCAGGTCGCCGAGGTTAGAAAACTGGCCGATGCGGTGCGCTCCGGCTCGCGCCGGCCGCTGTGCCAGCTCCCGACCGGCGCCGGCAAGACGGTGATCGGCAGCACGATCGCCAAGACGTTGGCGGATGCTGGTCTGCGTGTGCTGATCCTGGCGACACGCACCCGGCTGGTACGCCAATGGCACCAGCAGCTCGCCGGCCTGGGCGCTCGTGCGGGTGTGATCGCCGCTCAGGCGCCGCACCTGCGCGACTTCACTGCGCGCGTGCAGATCGCCAGTGCCGACACGCTGCACAGACGCTGCATGACCGTCGAGCGCATGCCCCTACCAGGGGCGGACGTCGTGATTTTTGACGAGGCCCACCTGGCCGCTGCGGATACGCGGCTCGGATTGCTGGAGGGCTACCCGGGCGCGCTCCGGTTAGGTTTCAGCGCGACCCCGGCCCGTCGATCGGGTCGAGGACTCGGCGCTGTGTTCGATTCGCTGGTCTGCGGCCCGAGCATCGATGAGTTGACGCGCCGGGGCGTGCTGGTGCCCGCGAAAGTCTTCAGCTCGCCGATCGTCACGGCGGATGACCTGGCCGCGCTGCCGAAAGATGCGACGAGCGACTACGCGCCTGGGGCTCTCGGTCATCTGCTGATGCGTCCCAGGCTGGCGGGGGACGTGGTGCAGAACTGGCTGAGGATCGCCGCCGGTAAGCGGACATTCCTGTTCGCGGTCAACAAGGCACACGGCGCCGCACTGGCGGAGGAATTTTCCCGGGCAGGGGTCGCGGCTGAGCTGCTGACCGATGCCGACGATGAGGCCACCCGAGACGCGGCAATCGCACGGTTGGAATCCGGCGCAACTCAGGTCCTGCTGAACTGCTTCCTGATGAGCTACGGAGTCGATGTGCCCAGCCTGGAGGCGGTTGTGCTCGCGCGGCCGACCCGCTCACTCGCGATGTACCTCCAAATGGTAGGCCGTGGCCTGCGGCCTTCGCCAGGCAAGGAGCATTGTCTGCTGATCGATCATGGCCGTGTGATCGAGAACCTGGGCCTGCCCAACACGCCGATCGCCTGGAGCCTGGACGACGAGACGAACGTCAACCGGGAGGCAGAGCGGCGCACGTCATCGCATGCCGTCGAGCGTCCCCGAACGTGCCCGGAATGTGGGCATGTTTGGCTGATAACCGAATTCGGTAGCGCTTGCCGTGAATGCGGCTGGGCGCCAGCTCCCAAGGCGCGCGAGGTCGCGGTCGAGGAGGTAGAGCTGGAGGAAATCGGGACGCACAGCCCGTATGCGAGCATCGGCTCGCCGGAGTTCACCCAGTTCGTGCGTGAGGCAATCGGCTACGGCGCGCAGCGAAAGCCGGACAAATGGGCGCAGCGCCCGAGCGCGATTCGTGCCGCGGCATGGCATGCCGCACGGGAGAAGTTTGACGTCCCGGACGGATCCATCCCGCGCTGGGCCTGGGGCCTCGAGCCGCTGCCACCCTCGGAGGCCACGGCCGGGTACATGACTTACCGCCGCATCCGCTTTGCGAAAAGCCGGAGGGCCGCATGATCCGCTCAAGTGACATCCATTCGCGCATCGGGTCGGCCTGGCCCGCCGTGCTGGCGCAGCTCGGGATCGGTGAGGAATTCCTGCGGAGGAAGGCAGGACCCTGCCCGGCCTGCCAGGGACGCGACCGCTACGTCTTCGACAACCGGAAAGGGCGCGGCGATTTCTTCTGCCGCCAGTGCGGTCCCGGGGATGGGTTCGAGCTGCTCTCGCGGGTGCATGGTTGGTCATTCGCCGAGGCGCGCGCCCGTGTACTCAAGGTCGCTGGCATCACACCTGACGATGCGCAGACCCTTCCGCAGCGATCCCAGCCAGCCACTCGCACCGTCGAGCGCGCCGAACCAACCGGCCGAGTGCTCCGGCTCCGGCGAGAGTCATGCCGGGTGTCGGATTGCCAGGAGGCGGTTCGATACCTGCAGAGCCGGTGCCTCTGGCCGCTGCCGCCCGGTTGCACACTGAGAGCGCACCCCGGAGCACCGTACTGGCACGAGGCCCGCCAGGTCGGGCGCTACCCCGCGCTCCTGGCAGATGTACGCGATCGGGATGGCCAGCTCGTCACGGTGCATGTCACCTACCTACACCGGGGCCGAAAGCTCACCGAGCATGAGCCGCGCAAGTTGCTGTCGCCCCTGACGGGTCGCGAAGGCTGCGCCGTCCGATTGACGCCGCTCCAGGGCGAGGCGATCGGGGTAGCTGAAGGCATCGAGACGGCCCTGAGCGCATCACACATCGACGGCATCCCGGTATGGGCGGCCCTCAATACAACCTTGCTGGCGAAGTTCATGGTCCCGGAAGACTGCCCCACGCTCTGGATCTACGCAGACCGTGACGAGCCTGGGTTGACCGCCGCCAGGAAGCTCTATGCCCGCATGCGCGGAATCGTGGACATCGTGCCCCGAGTTCCGGAGGCGCCCGCGAAAGACTTCAACGAGATGGCAACGCGAAAGCGTGACCAACATCACAAGACACAGCAGAGTGGAGTTCGTTACTGATATGCCAGCGAAAAAGGGAACCCGACCGCCGAATGCGGGCAAGGGACGCAAGAAGGGGCAGGCCAACAAGACGACGCGCGCGGTGCGCGAAGTCCTGCAGGCTGCCGTAGAGGGACAGCAGAGCAAGATTGCCGCCGCGCTGGAGCACGCATTTCGCACCGACAAGGAGCTGTGGTGGAAGATGCTCACGGACTTGTTGGAATACGTGACGCCGAAACTCCAGCGGAGCGAGGTCACGGCGACGGTAGCCGCGACGAAGTTGGAACGCCCGATCACTTCCGCCCAGGAGGCGGCGGACATCTACCGCCAGATTATGGCGGGCGAGGCGATCGACCTCGATAGCGTTCGCTTCGAGCTGCCGGCGCCCGCACCGCAGCCCTCGCCGGCCCCACTGTCTGAGCCCGTGGTCACGCCGATCGCGGCGCCTGCGCCGACAGAAGCGACGGAGGCCGCGCCGGAAAGCGACTGGGCGAAGTTGGGGCGCGCGCCATGAGCCTGCGCCGCGCGATCGACTCGAAATGCCGGGATTGCATACACGACAAAGCCGCGCCCGGAACCTGGCGCGAGCAGGTTGCGCAGTGTCCATGCCTCAAGTGTCCGCTGTGGCCGTTCCGTCCCGCCCCTTCGGGCGGTCCGTTCGCTGACCCTCCACGGGACCCCGCAGCCGTATCGCGGGAATGGGTGACTTTGCCCGTTGGATTGGCCAATTCGGGCCATCGGCGGCAGGTATCGACGGCCCCCCGCCCCCTTGCCCCGCCCGAGGCAGTCAGCGGTGATGATGCACTGTCCGCCGAGGGTGCGCGTCCATGACCGCTCAGTCGGACAACCGCTTTCGTTGCTCCAGTAACCAGGCGGTCGCCTCGTTGGCCGCCGTCGAGTTGTCATGGCGATCGGGATGGCACAGTTGCAGAAGCTTTCGGATGCGGCCCTTGTCGAGCGCCTCAGTGTGCATCACCAAGCGGGCATTCTCGTCCGTCAGATGCAGCACGCGCGCCAGCATCGCGGGAATATGCCTCTCGCCGCGCTCCCACCGGGCGACCGTATTAGCAGACACGCCGACGAGCGCAGCCAGCTCAGTCTGCGTGAAGCCCCGCCTTCGGCGCCATCTGGCGAGCTGTCCTGGGTCCATGGGGTCAGTATACCAGCGGTATAGCCTGGGCCCTCTATACCAGTGGTATAGCCGGGGTCAGGATGGGTATAATTACCGTCTACGCTCGTTGAGGGTAATTAGCCGTGGTCCCGTCCAAACCGAAATTCGTGACGTACTACCGGGTCTCGACACAGAAGCAAGGCCGCTCCGGGCTGGGCCTGGAGGCTCAGGAGTTCACCGTCCGGCAACACCTTGTAACGATGGGCGGCATGGAGCTGGCCAGATTCGTCGAGGTGGAGTCCGGCAAGAACGCGGTGAACCGGCCGCAACTGCATGCAGCCCTGCAGCGGTGCAAGCAGACTCGAGCGACGCTCCTGGTGGCGAAGCTCGATCGGCTCAGCCGCGATGCCGAGTTCCTGTTCAACCTCCGCAAGTCGGAAGTGAAGTTCCAGGCGCTCGATATCCCGGAGGCCAATACCCTCACCCTGGGAGTCATGATCGTGATGGCACAGCACGAGCGAGAGATCATCTCGGAACGCACGAGGAAGGCGCTGGCGGCTCGCAAGGCGAAGGGTCTGCCCCTGGGAACCCCGCGCGACTTGTCCGCTTATCAGGAGCGAGCATCAGCACTGGGCTGCGCTGCGAACCGCGCCAAGGCAATCGAGCGCGCCCGGGAGATCAGGCCAGCGATCGAGGAAGCGCACCGCGACGGGATCACATCGCTGCATGGAATCGCGAAGTATCTGAACGACCGGAGCATCACGACTCCGCGCGGCAAGCAGTGGACGCCGACCGCCGTGAAGAACACCGTGAAACTCATGTACACGGTAAAGATCCTGGCGACCTGACACTCGGCGCCCCTGCGCCCCTCGTGCCCTGCCCGCGATGCCGAGGCAGCGGACACGAGCCCGGCTTTGGGCACGACATTGCGCCGGCCGCTGTCATGCCCTGCGCCCTCTGTCGCGGCTGGGGCGAGACCCCGCGTGAGCGCCCGCCCCTCGAAGCCAGGAAGCCCTCTCGCCGCTGGTCCCGCACTGACCGCTCCGCATACGACCTGCAGAGCGATCGCCGGGAGCTGCTCAGCGCCGCCCGTCGCTACTCGCGTTCTCAGGATGCGCTCACGCGCGTCCGCGCACCGAAGCGGAGGCCGGCATGATCGCCCTGGCCACCCCTTTCGACTGGAAGCGACCGGACTACGCCGCTGTCCTGGCACAGCGCGTGGAGCGCCTGGCGCGTATCCGTGCGAATCCCGCCACCCTGCCGCCACTGAAGTTGTATTACCGCGATCATATCGCGCGGTTGATCTCGGATTGGGGCCTGAGCAGCGACCCGAGAAACATCGAGCGCGGCCTGCCGGCGACCGTGCCACTGATCCTGTTTCCTAAGCAGGTCGAAATGGTGAACTGGATTCTGGAGCGCTGGCGCCTCCAGCAACCTGGCCTAATCGAGAAGTCCCGAGATGTGGGCGCGAGCGTGGTCACGATGGCGCTGGCCTGCTCGCTCTGCCTGCTCTATCCCGGCATCACGGTTGGCGTTGGCAGCCGCAAGGAAGCTCTGGTAGACAACGCAGGCGACCCCGGCACGCTGTTCTTCAAAGCTCGGCAGTTCCTGCAGGGCCTGCCCCCCGAGTTTCGCGGCGGCTGGGATGTGAACAAACACTCCGCACACATGCGGCTGACCTTCCCCCAGACTGGCAGCGCCCTGGTCGGAGAGGCCGGAGATCAAATCGGCCGTGGTGGCCGCAGTTCGCTATTCATTCTGGACGAATCGGGGTTTGTCGATCGGGCCGAGTTGATCGAGGCGAGCCTGAGCGCCAATACAAACTGTCGCATAGATTGCTCGTCGGTCAATGGCATGAACAACGTCTTCGGGCAGAAGCGTTGGTCTGGCCGCGTGCCCGTGTTCACATTCGGGTGGCGAGACGATCCCCGCAAAGACGATCAGTGGTATGCGAAGAAATGCTCTGAGCTGGACCCGGTGACGGTGGCCAGCGAGATCGACCTCTCGTACTCCGCCAGTTTGGAAGGCCAACTCATTCCGGCCGCCTGGATAGAGGCAGCCGTCGGCGCCCACCTTAAGCTGCGAATTGAACCTACAGGCACACGTCGGGCCGGTCTCGACGTGGCGGATCAAGGACGTGATCTCAATGCATTCGCTGGCCGGCACGGGTGTTTGCTGTATGCCTTGGAGCAGTGGTCAGGCAAGTCTGGTGACATTTTCGGAAGTGTCGTCAAGGCGTTCGACCTGTGCGATCAGCATGGGATCGAGTATTTGGACTACGACAGTGACGGACTCGGCAGCGGCGTGCGGGGAGACGCGCGCGTAGCTAATGAACGTCGTGCTGCGAGGCAGGGCCGACCGATCTATGACACCCCATTCCGTGGCTCTGCCAGCCCGTCCGATCCAGACGGAGAAATGGTGAGGGAGAGAAAGAACAAGGACTTTTTTAGCAACATGAAGTCGATGAGCTGGTGGCACCTGCGGACGCGCTTTCAGCAGACCTACCGCGCGATCGTGGAAGGACTTCCATACGACGCAGACAACCTGATATCGCTGGCTCCGGACCTGTCGCACCTGTCGGCCCTCAAGGTGGAGCTGTCTCAGGTCACTTACAAACTCAACACGGCCGGCAAGGTCGTGATCGACAAGATTGGCGATGGCATGAGAAGCCCGAATCTCGCCGATGCAACCATGATCGCCTTCAACCCGGGCCCGCATGCAGTGGAAATCTGGGCCATGCTGGGCCGCCTCCCGTAACCACCAACCCAAGGAAATCTCACATGTTGACGCCGACATCCGAGTCATTAACCGCCGCCCTGGCGCTGCGCGATCAGCGCATCGCCGAACGCCGAGCCGCCGAAGCGACGCTTTCCAAGGCGCTCGCGATCGCCGAGATCGAGACGGCCGCAGCATCGAAGGCCGCCGCAGCCGAGCAGCTCTGTTCCGTGCAGGATGCGGAATCATGCGCGCGCGAACGGTTCGCAAGTCAGGCGCGTAGTCAGGCTGCCGAACGCCATGTTGCCGCCGCCCGAGTCGCCCTCGATGCCGCGAAGGCCGCAGAGTCCGCCGCGATCAATTCAGTAGTCGATCTGACCCAAAATGAGGTCGGCCCCGAAATCCGCGAAGCGATCGACCGAGCCTGCCGGCTTTACGACGAGTGGCAATCCGCTGTTGCAAATGTACTCGGTGCGGAGATGCTGGGGCTGCTTCCAAAGCTCACGTTGGAGGAATGGCGCCTCTGTGGCGGCGTAGCCTCTCCCACAGCGGCCAAGGCTGGTATCGCGCTTCAGGGACCACCTCTGACATTGGGTGACAATTGGTCCAACGGCACATCGTTGCGTGCGATGGCCTTCACCGCGCGGAACGCGTGGTCCGAGCGCCTCGCCGCCCTGGCGGAGCAGCCCGCACCGGCCCCCGTTGCGGACGCTATGTTAGTGGGGCCAGCGCTCACGGCCGCGGCGCTGCAAGCGGTCGATCGTCGCGACCCGGTTCAGTTCGCGCCGTGACACTGAACATCACCGGGTGGGCGGGTTGGGCGCCGCGCGCCCGAGGTCTGACCTTTCATGAAGGCGGGCCCCGACAAGGTCACCGTGTCGGAAACAACGGAACCGGACCGGCAGCAGGCGAGCCCGAAATGGGCGGCATCCCGCCTTGACCGCGCCGGCAGCGCTCGCGTCGGCTTCTGCCCGAGTCCAGCTCGGGGCAGATCGAGTGCGCCCCTTCGATTTCAACCGCCGCGCATGAGCGCGGATCACGTATCCAACACTGAGAGATTCATCACAATGTCAACGCAGTACCAACATTTTGGCGATCGCCGAGCTATAGCCACCACCGACGCCGCCCCCGATTTCTGTCTCGGGATTCGAGACGGGAAGCTCGTGCTTCTCAACGATGCCGAGGCGCGCGCGCTGCGCGAGCAGACGCGGGGCCGTGTCACGAGTGATGCGCTTCTGTCGGCCGTTCCCCTCCAACAGCAGATCCGCACCGCCCAGGAAGGCGCACTGACGATCCTTCGGAAGGCGGCGGAGGAAATGCAGGGATTAATCACTCCGTTCTGCGGCAGCGGCTCCACGCTCACAGCCGAACAATGCGCCGCAGTCATCAAACTGGGAAAAGTCTGGCGCGGCGTTGCAGAGCTGCAGGGGACGATGCAGCAGGCTGATGACATCGGCGGCAGCGGCGAGGCTGATCCAACCGAGCCTGAAGGGGACAGCCACATCAACGCCGCCGGAGTGCACGTCTTGGGCATCGGCGCGAATCACGTGTCTGGCAGCGGCGCCGCCTTTACAAGTGCCGCCGACTTGCAGGCTGCGATCGACGGTCAGTATGACCGCCCCGAGCACCGCGCGCGTAAGGAAGCGCCGGAGGCCGGTTGCGGAACCGCGGAGGACGTTCAGCGCATGATGGACGCTTTTTACGGTCGGACCGGCAGCTAACCTACAACACGCAGGGTGGCCTCTAGCGCCCTGCCTCCCCTCGATACTAGGAACAAACATATGATGTTAGATTTGGCGACCCGCGCCACGCTGCGCCTCGCTGGCCGCACGGGATTCAAAGAGTCAGACCCGCCGCCCTCCCTGCCTGACGAGTACATCGCAATGATCCTGACGCGCGTGGCCGATGCGAAATCAATCTCGCAGTTGACCATGAAGGAGTTTCTTCGGCTGCGAGGGAGCGCGCTGCGCGCCTTCGCCGGCCGCCACAGCCTCAACCCGCTCGAGGTCCGATGGGCCCAGCGCGTCGCCGGGCTTTTGTGGGGCATGGCCGGTGTCGCAAAGACGGCCCGCCGCCTGGGCCGCCTCCAGCAGCGCAGGAGGTTCAACTGATGACGATACAATACCTGCGCAAAGTCTCGATCGCGATCGCCGACGGCACCGGCCAGAACGCGCTCGACTTCAAGGATTTTCGCTGTGTCTTTTCCGTGCGCCGCGGGGATATCCAGACACCAAACTCGGCCGACGTCCGCATCTACAACCTCTCCGATCAGACCGTGAATCTGATTACGAAGAAGAATATCGAATTCACGCAGCTCGTGATCCAGGCGGGCTATGAGGGCAATTTTGGCGTCATTTTCCGAGGCCAGATCAAGCAGGCCCGCGCCGGCCGCGAGGATCAGAAAGACAGCTATGTGGACATTACCGCAGCCGACGGTGATGAGGCATACAGCTTCGCGCTCTGCGCCTTCTCGCTGGCCGCCGGGACCAAACCGCCGGACGAGGTTGCGGCCTTCGTCCAGACGATGATCGATCAAGGAGTGACCAACGGGTATATCCCTGCGCTCTCCAGCAACGGGCGTGTGCGCGGCCGGGTGTACTTCGGCCGCACGCGCGATGAGCTGCGCGACTGGTCGGAGGCCAACGGTGTCCTGTGGTCGATTCAGGATGGCAAGCTCACGCTAATTCCGAAGACTGGCTTCATCCCTGGCGACGTCCCGATCATCTCGCCTAGCACCGGCATGATTGGCGTTCCGGAGCAGACGCAGAACGGGCTCAAGCTCCGCGTGCTGCTGAATCCGCTCCTAAAGATCGGCCAGAAGATTCAGCTTCAGAGCAAGAACGTGAACCAGCTCCGTTTCGGGTTAGATCGCTCGTCGCAGACGCTCAACGCGCCTCTCGCGGGGTTCACAAGGCTCAATGCGGACGGTGTCTATTATGTGATGCAGGCGGATCACACAGGCGACACGCGCGGCACGGAGTATTACACCGACCTGACCTGCCTCGCGATCGACGCGTCAATATCCCCGGCAGGCGGCGCGACTCTGTCAACCAAATCTGAAATTTTTCCCGTTGACGGTGGCGTCCAGGGTGGCGGCTGAGTTGGTCCTACGCGCTTCGGCGGCGGCGCAAAGGTCTCGTCATAACTCCGCTAGAGTCAATCGGCTTGGCTCTGGCGGCTACGTGCATCCCTCGGGAGAAAGGAAAAATCTATGGCGAAACTCGTCTTCGGCAGCCCGGACGGCCAGGTCCAAAGCTTCACGCTCTGGCTTAACCAGTCGCTCCCCGCGGGATGCTTTCGCGACGGCTGATTTGAGAAGGTCCAGTCGTCGTAGCGCGGTTGCAGTCTTCCGGGCCGGTGGTCGCACGAAATCGACGAGGCTTTTCAATCCTCGCGTATCGTCTTTGCCCATGGTACTCATGACTAGGCAGCCTCCTGTACTGGTTTCACGCGGGACTGAATGTCCTCCTGGAGCCTCCCGAGCAGCCTCACTGCGAGGCGCAGGCCACCACGCGGCGGGCAACTCGTAAGATCCTGGCCGTCAAAGGCGGCGCCCGCGTCGAGGGCCTGTTCGACCAGGCATAAGACGTCGGCAACCTCGAACACCGTACCGTGAAGGTCATCCTTCTCGTCCCAGGAATCGGCGAGCGCATCGTGCCCCTCGTCCAGCGCCGCGATCGCTAGCCGCACGATTTCTGCGACCCGCTGCCGTGGAATGGTGGGCTCGCCCAGCTCATCGCCTATTGGAAAGCAGCCCGCCGCCGCCTCCGCGATGTGGGCAGCCTTGCGGAAGTGTTCGACTGCAGTGCGCAGAGCGCAAGCGTCCTGGGTGGAGATGACAGTGCGCCGGGCGGCGCGAGTAGAATTGCGGATACCCATAGTCAGCACCTCTTTGCTGGATGTGGTTAGGCGCCGCGGGGCTGCTGAAACCAGTCCCGAGGCGCCGCTCAGATTGCCACGGCGATGACTGCGCACGCAAGAGAAAATACTATAAAAATCAGTAAGGTATGCCTGACTATCAAACCGCCCGTAGATCAACGGCTTGCGTGTCCGTCATGACGGACGCCTCCATGCCTGCGACCGGAGTACCGCGTGCGTGGGCAGCGCCAACTCCCAACTCAGCCCGCGTCCAGCGGGCATTTCTTCCACGGGCGGCGCCGGCAGTTGCGGATTTTGAGGGCCATGGACCGAATGGTGGCCGGTCGCGCCATGGTCGCGGCGCTTCAGTACTACGGCTGCGGGAGCGGCCCGCTCCGTGTCTGTCATGGCGACGGCGCTGAGCGCGATCAGCAATGCGGCACGCACTCGATGCAATTTCATGAGGCGAACCCCCAGGGTTTGCCAAGAGTCCCCGGCCATGAGACCTCAGCCTGCGCTCGTAAGTGCGACACGTTTTCGCGAGACTCCTTGCGCCATACCTGCGCCCAGGCGCAACCTCTCCGCCCTATGACACGCCGCACGGACGAACTGAGACAGCGGTCTTACGAGGATCTGCGGACCGCCGCAGAGCACGACGAGGACGCGAGGGAGGCGCTCCAAGAACTGCAGCAATTGAGGAAGGCAGGTCTTTGGGAACGCGACCGCCCTGGTCGATACGTGATCCAGCACAGCGCGCACCACGGATGGATAATCCGTGACCTTCTGAAAGATGCGCTCCCAATCCCCGGGGCGGAAGGTGAGGGCGGCTCATGAGGAATACGGTCAGGTCCCTGCGTGGGGTAACTATGTGGGGTAACAGCCGCCCTCGAATGACTAAAGCAGCTTGAATTGCCGGAGATTCGGCTAGTAGTTCGATTCCGACCCTAGCCTCCAACACCCTGTTCCGGGGTCTGTTTGCGTCCTTCGGCGCTCCCCATACATCCGTAATTCATTGAACTGACTAGCTTCAGCACTCTGACATT